ATGTGTGGAAGATTTTCCCAGTCAATGACGCGTGAAGACTATCTCGCCCTGCTCTCAGAAGAAGCTGGACGCGACATTCCATACGATCCAGAACCCATAGGACGTTTCAACGTAGCGCCTGGCACCAAAGTTCTGCTTCTGAGCGAACGTGATGAACAACTGCACCTTGACCCTGTCATTTGGGGATATGCCCCTAGGTGGTGGGATAAACCACCGCTAATTAATGCTCGCTCTGAAACTGCGGCCACCAGCAGAATGTTTAAACCACTCTGGCAACATGGCCGGGCAATTTGTTTTGCTGATGGCTGGTACGAATGGAAAAAGGAAGGCGACACGAAACAACCCTACTTCATTCATCGGGCCGATGGTCAACCGATATTCATGGCGGCTATTGGCAGCACACCATTTGAGCGTAGAGATGAAGCTGAAGGATTTCTGATAGTGACGGCTGCTGCCGATAAAGGGCTGATAGATATTCACGATAGGCGACCGCTGGTACTGTCACCGAAAGCCGCACGCGAATGGATGAGGCTGGATGTTGGAGGAAAAGAAGCAATTGAGATTGCATCCGACTTTATCATTCCGACTGATAAATTTATATGGCACGCCGTGACGCGTGCCATTGGGGATGTTAAGAATCAAGGACCAGAATTAATAGAAGCTTTGCGTTGATGTACGAAGCGACAGAGAAAAAAACATCTGCTTTGAGCGAAGAGTGGACATTGCAGATTCAATACAAAGATAGTAGATTTATAATGGTGCATAATTAATCACTAATCATTAGCACCACCATAGTTTTATTAACAATCAGTTTGAATTGTTTCTTTTTCGGCAAGCTCATCTACTAACTTTCTAAAATCAATAATTTTTACTGATGCTATTGATTTAGATTCTAAGTTATTAATTTCATCTTGATCATACTTATCCCCTTCAAGGGTTTTAATATTGCTAATTACAATTTCCTTAGATGTTGATGCCATGTTTTTAATCAACAAAAGTGATTTTAAAGCCGTAATAAATCTAGAGCGATCTTTACATAATAAACCATGTGCCAGTAATATATCGGCCATTCTTAAATATGTAACATTTGAATCATCAAACCCAATAACCTTGGATATTTCAGGCAGCCCGAGTCGAGCAGTTATGTAGAACATGAAATCTTGCTTATAATAAGAAACAGGTTTCGAAAACCTTCCCAAAAATAGTATAGACATAATGAAAACAGCAATGCCGGCAAGTATCCCACCAGATATTGAATTATCTTTTTTAGAATCAGCATCTTTAGTTATTGTACCAAGAATTTCTTCGCTTCTTAAAGTAAAATCAGGATTAATATTACTTGTATCGCTAGATAACAAAGCAGAGATTACAAATTGCTCATTAGGGTGCATTTTCTGCAGTTCTATTTTCAAGGTATCACTTAAAGATGATACTTTCGGCTCTAACCCTCTGAGGTCATATAATTTATATGCTTGAACAACTCCTTTATTTACACTTAAATCCGCAGATATTTTAGTAAGGTAGCGCTTTCCACTATTTTTAATAGTAATTGATACTATTCTTTGAAAACTATCGGATGCTTGTATTTCAGGCCCATTAGTTACTGAGTATGTAAGCTCCGCCTTTGGCTCCACAGCAATATCATATAGTTTTGGTAACACAGAGAAAAAACCGGCTATCAGTGCTGGGGTTAATGCGTATAGAAAAACTTGTTTCCACTCAATTTTCAAAACTCACTCCTGTTCACATTAATACTGGTTACATTATTAACGTATAAATACAAGATAAAAATAATGAAATTAAACCCTACGACTTCACTATCATTAGATTTACAATCTCTATCATATCAGAAATGAAAAAACCAGTTAATCAATTTTGAGCATAACTAATTAAATCTAAAAAAACTGAACTGCCCAAGTATTAAACAATTTCTGGTTGCGAATTTAGGTCCACTCTTGACACATAGTTGCCATTGAGATAGTTGCGTACCATCATGGGGTGTCGGGGGTCGGAGGTTCAAATCCTCTCGTGCCGACCAAAAACTCCTTTAAGAACCAGCCTTTACGGCTGGTTTTTTTATGCCTGCCTTTTGCACGGGGAAACTTTGGGGAATTACTGGGGAGAAACCCCGCCCAAATTAGAATTCGCCTGGCAGGATAGCAGCTGTGTGTAGTCGATGATGAAAAGACGGGGTCTGGTGACATCAACAGACCCCGTAATTACACAGCAATGCATATTGGATACGCTTTATCCCTAGCGAGGGGGTAACTTTATAGTCATTACAAAGATGGTTGTCATTAAATCTTTGTGATTGATATCTAATATTTTTAACTTAAATTCCAACAAAGTAATGAGTGGTTAAATAGCCACCAAACAAGCATAATTATCCTTCCTCATGGATACGTTTTTATCTACATAACCGGGCAGTCATCAAACTCCGCGTTCCTGGCATCATTAATGATGTACGTGATCACTCCGAATATAGCGGGCGCAGAACTGTAACCGTCATCATCTGCTGGCAGCGCCTCCCTTCTCCCGTTCTCCAGATTAACCAGGTGGGGCTGAGGATGAGTCCGATATCTCTTGATCCTGAATTCTCCGTCTATCGCGCATATCAGCAGCGAGCCATCACAGGGAGAAAGTGACGCATCAACAACAAGTAGCGCCCCCTGGATTATCCCTTCCCTGAAATGTGAACGCGATGCCCGCATGAAATAAGTCGCTGCGGGCTGACTGATTAGCTGCTGATCGAGGGAGATCCTTGTTTCAACGTAATCTGCCGCAGGTGAAGGAAAGCCCATGGCTATAGCCCTCCGTTTGGATTGAACAGCTGAAAAGTACGGTTCTCGCCTTCCTGCGTTGATACATCGCGGAATGTTGTCACATACCACTCGATCCATTCGTTGGCCTGCTTCATCGTCCAGTTCCAGTTAACCTTGCTCAGTTCCTGGACAAACCGTTGCGTGGTGACGGTCTTCCGGCCATTTGGTTCCTGCTGTATCGAAGCATACCAGGCTATTTCAGTATCGCTGCGTCGTGACATCATCACGCCCTCTCTTGAATACCGGATAAAAACACAGTATAAATACTGTATATCCATCCAGTAAAGGAGCAATGAGTAATGTTCGTGGAACTCGTTTATGACAAAAGAAATTTTGATGGGCTGCCCGGTGCAAAAGATATCATTCTGGGCGAATTGACCAAGAGGGTTCACCGGATCTTCCCCGATGCGGATGTTCGGGTAAAACCGATGATGACACTGCCGGCGATCAACACTGACGCCAGCAAGCATGAGAAGGAACAGATAAGTCGTACTGTTCAGGAAATGTTTGAAGAGGCGGATATGTGGCTGGTTTCAGATTAAACATATTAAGTCGCCATACTGGACAAGAACAGCCCGTTGTTACTGGAAATCCTCTTGGACTGTATGCAATTACACGATGATTTCCTACTCCAGCATGGTAAAATAAAAAGCCGAAGAAGGTCATCAGCTTCGTAAGAAGTTTAAATTGGATTAAGTTTTTAACTCAAGGATGCATTTAATGGATACCCCTTTCTTGTTAAGCGTCATAATCCCCTGCTACAACTGCCAAGATTACATTTATGAATGTTTGCAATCTGTATCATCACAAATAGATGATAGTGTTGAGATCATTGTGATTAATGATGGGTCGACGGATAATTCCCTTAAAGAAATAGAATCATTCATAAGTGAAAATAAAAACAAATCGATTAAATTAATAACCCAAACAAACCAAGGGGTGTCTGCAGCCAGAAATGCAGGTATTGATGTATGTTCAGGTAAGTATTTAGCATTTTTAGATGGTGATGATCTTTGGGATTCAACATTCTGGGAAAAGATCACCCCAACGCTAAAGCTTAATGATATTGATTTAATTGAGTTTAATGCGAATAGATTTTATGACGACAACAAGGAAAAAGTAACAGAAGTATCAATCGTATCTACAAACGAGACTTTGACAATAGATTCAATAAGTAATCTTCGTGAAACATTTTTAAAAAATGAATGGTTCCCATGGGCAAGAGTTTACAAAAGATTTATATTTAATACGTTAAGATTTCCAGTTGGCAGACATTACGAAGATATAGCATTAATACCCAAAACATATCTTCTATCAAAAAAAATTAAACGTATGACCGATACCCTTGTTTTATATCGAGTACGAAAAAATAGTATAACTAACGCACCTCAAAAAAAAGATATCGATGATATAATATGTGCCATGGGAGTTTTCAATGAATTACTTAATAAAAAAGGCAAGAGCGAAATTGAGACTATAGCACCCTCTGTTCATCAGACATATAGTCTAGCCAAAAGAATAAGTACAAAAATTAATGGTTATTGCTCCTTTAACGAAGAACAAATCCATTATATAAAAAAGGCAGTTACCCCATTCTCTGGCACACAAAAATTTAGCAAGAGAATTAATTTGTTATTTATTCGAGAATACTGCCTCATAAAGAAGATTAAATATCAGCTTAGATCTGATCGAACCAAAGTATAAACAATATGCAGCCTATTTTTGGCTGCTTTCTGAAGGATTTAGCATCCCTAAGCCCCACCATTCAACTATGATTTAACCACTTATACTTTGTTCTGCAGGTTGCTCAGGCCAGTTAATATCAGGTGTGTCATTTGGATTTATTCGGTTAAGTAAAACACGGTATTTTTTCCATGCCAGTAAAAGTGCCGCTTCCGCTTCTGTTGCAATATCAAGATCAACTGCGTCCTGTACAGGAGCGATTTTTGAGGCGGCCAGAGCCAGTAGGTTTTCTTTTTGTTGTGTTGCCTGAGTAATCTGCGCTGTTTTTTCTGCATCAGCATCATGCACCCACTTTTTCCCGTCCCACTTAACAAAATGGCCTTCAGGAGCAACGGAAACGACATCATCAGGCAACTTCCCTAACTGGTTAATTGTGATACTTTCCCCCGTGTGGATATTGTAGACAATCTTCCCTCGATGGTCTTCTGCGAGTGACCATTTACCAGACTCATAATCAAACACAGCGACAAATCCATCTTTCGCAGCTGGTGGTGCTATGTCAGTACTGTAAGCAGGCAAACCAGTATTTGCTGGGATATATCCATCTCCCTTAACGATAAATTCATTTGTGGAAGATGATAGATTGTAAATAGTAATAGTGCGATTGGTGTTGCTCATTTTAAAAGTCATTATAAAACTCCATTGTAGGATGAATAAACAGCATTCTGTCTTCCAAGAGCATACTGCCAGTTAATACAGGATGACGGGGTTATAATACTGCACCACGCAAGTTTCATTTGTGCTGCTACACTGTCAGGCGATACCTGCCCACATCCTGCCCCCATAGCAGGGAAAACAACACGCCCAATTTTATTGTGTTCAGATTGTGTTTTGTTGTGGTGATATACAGCAAGCAATGCTGCCCGTGTAGCAAGGTAAACTGCATCAGTGCCGCTGATAATCAAAGGCACACGCATCGTAGGAGCATGAACCAGCCAAGGATGTTTATGATCTCCACTCCCAATAATAAAAGCAGAACCAACAGGCTGCTCCCCCAAATACTCATTAACAATATGCTGCTGAACCCTGCTCATCAGCTGTTTGCCATAAAACGCTGTAATAGCTGCATCGACACCGCCATCCATCAGTCCAAAAGAGTTAGCAGCGCTGACCATGCAGTCAAAGTCTGGAATTGTTTCAAAAGGCTTGCTGATAATTTCTACATTTTCATCATCATAAAAATGCCGCTCAAATGCTTTCGCGATTTCAGGAACAGGAGCTGAAAGAATTAATTTTATCATGCAAGCCTCACTATATAATTAAATGCAGTATTTTTTACGGTGTTTTCCGCATGCCCTGACGGTGAAACTGTTACACCATGGCTGTGCGCGCCAATATAAACAGAGTGGGCATGTGCCCCAATGCCAACAATATGACTATGCGCACCTATATAAACGTTGTGTGCATGAGCACCATTGGTGGAGGTAGTTCGTGTAACAGAGCCCATATTTTCATTGCCTCCTGGAAATCCCCAACCTGCTTTCCATTCCAGGAATGTGTAATTGTGCGCATGATTACCCTGAACATCGGTTGTTTTTGTTCCGTAATCAAAACCTGTTGTTTCTTTGTTTCCGTAATCAAATCCGGTGGTGTCTCGGTTTCCGAGGTCGGTGCTTGCGACCGTTGCGCCGTGGTCGTGTGACTTAATACCATCAAGCTCTTGTGACAATACTGCACGACCATCAGGCTTACCTTTAATCGTTTGACCTCGCATATCAGGGATGATCCCGGACGGATACGCTACAGCCAGTAGTGGATAGGCAGACTTATCAAATGGCTGCCCCTGCATAATGGCGTGGTTAGCAGGTGGGGTATCTGAAGGCCAGGGAATGGGGGCACCCACCGGATAAGATACAGGCGGGGGATTTGCGGTGTTAAAATCCCGTCGCCAGCCCGGCAAATAGTCATCACCATGATTGATGTAAGTAAATTGAGCATTGGTAACTCCGCTTGTTGCGGCTGTTGGTGTAGTTACTCGAATGGTCATCGCACCACGAACGCCCATAACCTCAACAACCGCACCGGCTAACTGGATATTTCCGCATCCTGTATCGGTGATAGTTCGGTTATCACCGTAAGACCATGAACCCTTGCACATCCAGTACGGATGATTAAATGCCCCATGTGTTTCAAGCCAGACAATAAACTCCGCAGTCGTCCAGTTTCCGCCTCCACCAATGCTTATCGTTCCACTAAAAGCCCGTGCAGCTCCGATATTACGAACGAAACCATCTTTATTTGGAATATCCGCGCCGTTCTGGTTTTTTTGCAGCGATCCGGCAGCGCGATTTATCGTTTCCACTAAACCAAGGTTTTGTAGAAATAATGCGACATTCGGTATATCAGCGCCGTTCCGGTCTTTAGCCAGTCGCGCATTCGCATTATCCATTACGATTTTAACTGCGTAAGGTGTGGCGGCCTGCGTTTCACTGGTGCTGTTCACCGAGCTGTTAAGTTGAACCAGCCCTCTTTGTTGTGTTGTGCTATCGAGTACACCAATGGACTCACGCGATGTTTTTTGTGCTTCCGCGCCCCGCGCTTTTATCTCTTTCAGGTACTGGTCAATACGCAGAAATAACCCGTCGCCGGTTGCAACATTCAGCGTGATATTTGAGGTATCTGATACTGCCAGGCGAAACTGCATATTAACGCTGACACCGCCAACCGGCTTATCGATCGATGGGCAGTTTGCCACCGCGTAAAGCTCTCCGGCGTCAGTCATTAAACCAACTTCGCGAACGGTGAATCCACCAACCCCGGTCGGCAGAACGATTTTTGCCATTAACTGCGTGGACTGTTCCGGGGACACCACCAGCTCAGCGATATCTCCCCGGTACGTTTCATTGATCAACTTGACTTGCGATGGATCGGGTTTGACCTGCTTGCCATTACTGTCACCCACCACAAAGTGAGTCAGTACAATCAGGCGACCACTGGCCAGCGCCTCCGCCTCCAGTTCTTTACCCCGGTTAGTGATAATTGAGTAGTAATCAGCCATGAGATTCCCCGGCAAAAATGTCCACATCGATATGCGCTGTTGTCGCACCCGAAATATAAAAAGCCCCGTCCATACCCACATTCGCCATCACATCGATTTTGCTCAGATAGCTGCGCAGGTTCTTGGCCCGCTCGGTAAGCTGGCGGATCTGATGATAGAGAGCGTCACTGACCCCCTCACTGCTCTGTACTTCGATCCGGAAGGTGTAAGGTTCAGCGCGCGGGGTGTCTTCCCACCACTCAACCACGGTCGTGGGCAGGTTCACTGACCCGAGAGAACGGCGTACCGCCCCGGCCGTTCCTCTGTGCTGATGAACATAAGCGGCATCTTTTATCACCTGTCGCTTCTGCGCCTCTGTCCAGCCGTCATCCCAGAAATCAACGGCATACTCCCAGGCCAGCCAAGGGAGAAGATGCGCCGGACAGGTGTCAGGATTTTTGGACTTGCGCACCATATTGGTATCGAGGGTGGCGATTTGCTCAGCGCTGGCCTGCTCCTGCGCTCTCTCTTCATGAAATGCGCCAGGAGGAAGCAGAGATCGAAACTTAGCCGTCATTGCTGCTTACCTCCCTGCGGGTAACATTAATGGCGGTACACCAGGGCGCTTTACCCGGTTCCGCTTCCAGATCTGCCACCGGAGATATCAGCCTTACCCGGACCACACCGGATTGCTGCAGCGCGGCATAAATGGCGGACAGCGGGACGACGGTTTTAATCCGATGGGAAAGCGTGGTGTACGACCGCAAAACATCGATGGCATTATTCAGCACCGTACTGGCGTCCGGTCCTTCCGGGATCTCCAGCTCTGCCGTAACGGCATAGTTTGCAATCGTGGTACTTTTAACCGTCACGTAGTCCGTTAACGGGCGGATTTCATCCGCATTCAGTGTGCTGTTAACCTTATCAAGCAGGGACTGCCCCGCCGCCCCATCCCCGGTACGTGACAGGACATAGACATCAACGTAGCCGGGCTGGTTATGGGTTTCAGGCCCATAGGCATCGGCATCCAGCACATCCGTATCGGCAGACTTCGCATGAAAGCGGTATGAGTTGCGCGCACCTGCTGTATTCAGCTGCGCCCATGAAAGCTGGATACGTTCGCGAAATGCCGCATCGTCTTCCTGTTCAGGCTCCACTGGCGGAATGGCAAGTGGATCGCCGGGCTTAATCACCTGCCGTTTAACGTTGAATGCGGCACCTATCTGGTCAAGGTCAGCCTCTTTTGCACTCGCGAGAAATACCGCCCGCACGGCATCATTAACCCGCTGAAAAGCCAGCGTCAGCTGGTAGACATTCACCTCCCCCTGTTTAAACGTCGGATCGGATTCCACCAGCGCATCAAACTGCTTATCAAGTTCCCGCAGGCGCGCCAGCCACCGGGTGAAGATTTCAGTTGCATCAGGCACCACAATGGCATCCGGTACGTCCAGTTCGGACAGGTTGATCACGTCATAGCTGCTTGCCATAAATCGTTATGTCTCCCGTTCTGACAGGTAAATTGGTTTCCTTGTTGATCCCCTCGATATCCAGCACACAGCCGGACTGCCCTTCAGGAAAGGAAACAAGCACACGTGTTACCTTCAGCCGCGTCTCCCACCGGGCCAGAGCGGTCGCAGACGCAGCGATTATTTGTAGTCGGGTCAAATCATCCCGGGGGTTATCCACCAGCGAAAACAGATCACTGCCATAGTCCCGGACAAGAACCCGGCTCCCGATGGGAGTGGTCAGTATGTCGCTGACGGACTGGCGCAAATGGGCGACGCCGGACAGGCGTTTTCCGGTCCGGTTGTTTACACCGTTCATGATTAAATTCCGTTGCTGAGTCGCCGGATGGCGGGAGGGTTAACCGAAGTAGGACGGGCCTTTTTTGTCCTGCTTTTCTGATTTTTTCGAAGCCGCTGCGGGTTTACGAATATCCACGACAAGGTTGTAGGTGTAGCTGAATCCTGCGGACGTCAGAGAAAAGACCAGAGACTCAACCACCCAGGCCCGATCCTCACGGGAACCAAAACCGGAAGTCGACACACTTGCTTCTGCTGTCAGCGGCACATGTTTCGGGCGACATGGCCCCGTGAGCGTCATTTTCTGCTCGTTACGCTTCGCCTGTGTTTTCCTGGAGTTTGCCTGTTGCTCGGCGGTGTTTTTCTCCGACTGGGTATAGGGATTGGTCATCGCCGGGCCATCATGTTCAACGGAGGAGGTCTTTGTCGTGCCGTCCTCCTCGTCGTAATAACGCACGCCGATTTTCTCTTTGGCTTTTCCTCCACTCCCTGTAGCTTTACCTGTCGAACTCCCCCGTTCACCTTCACTGTAGGACCAGTTTGATACTTCATCCGGTGTGATGGTGATCCCGCCAGTCTGTTTCCCTGAAGCCGTTGCCGTGGCCCCCTGCTGTAAAAAAAGCCAGTAGCCTCCTGATGGTTTGCTCACTGCGTTGTAGTCACGCGCAAGCCTTGCGAGCAGGTTGGCATCGGATTCCGCCACCTGATCGATGTGATTGATATGAATATCTTTCAGCGCGTCGGCCACGCGGGGGATCAACCCGTTATCGGTGGCCACTGTTTTGACAATATCGGCAAGGCGAAGGTTATCCCAGCTCCGGGTTTTCTGGCTTGTCACATCTCCGGGTTGTTTCTGGGCGTTCATCGGTGCGGCGGTCGCATAAAGCTCAATACGCCTTGGCGGGCCGCTGCTCGAGACACCACTGACAACAAACCAGCCTTTATCGATTAGTTGATCATTGAATCCCAGAGCGACCCGAAGCCGGGCGCCTTTGGTGGGTAGCGCCAGTGTTTCAGATATGAGACTGATTTTCAGCTCATCGGCTTTTGCAGTTGCCCCACCATAATCCGTCAGGGTCAGTTCACTCAGGCATTGTTGCAGCACCCGGGTTATATCTTTCCCTTCGGCCTGAATGCTGAAGGCCGGCGCATATTCCGGCATCGCTGTCTGATCTGCCATATCAATCCCATAAACTGAATGGCGATTCCGCTACGGGCGTCACCAGATCCGGCAGTGTGATATACAGGCCGGAAGGATACATAGCCCCCTGATCCGCCAGCCCCTGATTGGCTTCAAGAACCTGAGTCACTGAGTCTGAAAGATTTTCAGTACCGTAATACACGGCACAGATTGCATCCAGTACATCTCCGTCACAGGTTTGATAGATCGTCGGCATAGTGTTTTAGCGTCATCGTCCAGTTTTTATTTCGGTGACCGCCACCCGGTAAAAACTTACTCGTAGTGTCTGAAAAGTCGGTCACCACCCACCACCCCAGTACATCGCCCTCTCCGCTGACAAGCTGCTGCGGTTTCGCCTGATCGGCAAGATCAAATAAATCATTGACCCCTTCCACCCCTTTTCGGAAAAAGGCGTGAGACTGCCCTTCGAGCCTGACAGTGCGCCCGGGCTTTCCGGTGTACTGAAGAAGGTCCTGTTTGCCGATGCGTTCCTGTTCACTCCAGCGCCAGCTGGCCTCACGGGTGAGCTGATGATAAGCCGCTGTATCAATCGAAAAGGCGAAATTCCCCAGCATCATCATCACGCGGGCTTCCTGCCCACCCCGTAATGCGCCTGCACTGCGCTGGCCGGAATCTTCAAATATCGGGATAATTTCACTCACCAGACAAGTCCCCCATCCAGAAGGCTGTTATCACCATTAAAGGCAGAATTGTTTTTCGTCACCGTGGTAACTTCATCGGCAATAGCTTTCTCATCCTGTCCCGGCGCAGCATTAATTTCGAAGTGGTATTCAAATTTGCGGTTATCAGTTATCTGCCGTGATGGCGGCTGCTTATCCAGTACATCCATTTTTTGAAGCAGACTTTCCCAGTAACCGCCCGTGCTCTCGTCTTTCAAAATGACTGACTCAGCAGGTGACCTGTCTGTTGTCGTAACATTCCTGTCCTGCTGCACGACGGGAGGAAGGGGAGTATTCGGATACTTATCCCCTGCGCGGGCGCTTTCTCCTTCCCCCTGGCTGTACGTCAGCCCTGATGGTTCTCTTTTCCACTGACTGACAGATGTTACCGGCTCATGCGCGTAATTATCCCAGGCTCCGGCACTGCTTTGCGGGTCCTCTTTAACGGTTTGCGCTACATGGTCCTTGTTTTGCTGTAGCACCGCATTCCAGTTTAAAAGCGAGTCGCCGCCTTCCGGTGACAGGTATTTATCAAGCGATTTGTTAAGTGTCTCATCATCAGAATCAAAGCCAAACAGTCCCCGGGTGGATTCCCAGGAGTGTTTAACCTCTTGCGGCAGGTCAGGACGCTCTTTCAGTTGTTGCTCAAACCATTCCCCCTGTCCATTCTGGCTTGCCCTGAAACGTGCTCTTTCTACCCCATTTGCGGCAAGCGTTTTGAGGACGTCACGCTGGTCATTACGGTCATCCGGCAGCAACCAGGACAGTTTTTTAGCCAGCGCGTAAATAATTTTTCCGACAAAAACCACCCCCTGCCCGAACGACAGAACGCCGGGATAAAGGTCATTTCGCAGGAAAGTCACAATGCGCTTGATCCCGCCACCTTTGAACCAGTCGGCAAGATCATTTGTCAGGTTACGGATATCCGGCGCCAGTTCATTTCCCAGTTGCCCGGAAATTTCTGCGACTGCAGAAGAGAAAACAGTGCGGAGATTATTGATAGCCTGATTACCCGCAACCGCCCCATCAGCCCCCTCTTTAGTCACAAGGTTGTAGCGCCGCTGTTCGTCCATCAGGTCGCGGTAGCTCCGGCCAGACTGCTTGATAAGCATCAGCAGTTTGCTCGCTTCCCCGCCAAAAAGAGAATCCAGTGCGAAGGAGGCTTTTGACTCGTCCTGAAGGCTGAGCGCCCGTTCAACAATTTTGTCGAACTGCGCCATATCGCTGAGCCCGGCAAAATCACCCGCTTTGAACCCGAGCGTTTCAAACGCATCCTGCAGCGAGCCCTGCTTACCGTTCTGTTTATACTCCCCGGATTTGTGCAGATACTCTTCAAAGAGATCGCCAATGTTTTCCGCATTCATGTCGTACTGCTTCGCCAGAGAATCCCAGGCATTAAACGTGGCCACGTCCACGCCGTAACTTTTTGCGACATTAGTGCGGGTTGCCGTTTGAGCATTGGTGGCAGCTGGCGCTATCAGTGTGCCAAGTGCTGAAGCCACCACACCGCCACCGCCAATAGCCAGCCCGGACCCAAACATCCCGCCTACCTGCTCGGCGATCCCCAGACCGCGCCGGAAAAGACCTTTACCGGCTCCTTTGAATGCCTGAATGCGCTGTGCTTTTTGCATCTGTACATTCAGTTTCTGCTGCTCCGCCTCCGTTTTGCGGATTTCCCTGGAAACATCGGTATAGCGGCGCTTCAAATCCCCCAGGCTTTCACCGGCCAGTTTGGCGCGTTTGATTTCTGCTGCCAGTCTGGTCTGGTCTTTTGTCAGTCGTTCGGACTGCTTTCCGACATCTTTCAGGCTTTTTTGCAGACCATCTGCAGATCGTTTCCATGAATTATCCAGGTTTCCGCCAAAGGTAATGACTGCCTTAAGGTTCTGGCTTATTCCGCCCACGGTTTATCGTCTCCAGTTCGTCGGTCAAAAAATCAGAGAAAGTGCTGAACGGCATATCGAGGTATTCCGCCATCGGAAAATGCAGTCGCCGCCCCAGAAATCTTATTGCCCGGAGGAGCCCGCCTTCGGTCGCTTCGCGGGCGGGAGCATAAAAACGTTAAAGGCATCCAGCAGCTGTGAGTAATCTGCCGCCGTCATCAGCCAGAGATCCTGTTCACTGAGATTGCACAGCAACGCAATCATGCGGGCTTCTTTCTCTTCTTCGTTGCCGCGGTCTTTGGCATGAGTGATGCGATCGCGAACCAGCGGTTCACGCATGGTGACTTCATCGATCACGACCCCATTATCAAGTGATACGGGGGAATACAGTTTTATAACGCGGGTTTCACCAGGAAAGCTCATAGGATGCTCCATAAAAAAACGGCCCCCAGGCCGTTACAGTGGTGGGATAACAGTAAAATCAGAGACGCACTTTGGCAGCCAGGCCAGAAAGCACATCAACGCCATTCACCCGGCGGGCGAAACGCTCTGTGTCGATGGCAAACAGTTCGCGCCCGTCCAGTGACTGACGGTAGTAGCTGACGGCAATATCAACCGTCACAGCATTTTCGGAAAGCGTGTCCTTACTGCGCGCATCCGGCGTGACGGTCTGTACAAAACCCTCGATTTCCTCAACCGTACCGCGCGCGGTGCCGTTACCGAGATAGCCCTGATAAGCCGTAAAGCGTGAACGGCTGCCGCTGACAAAACCAAAGCTGGCCAGCATATCCGTATCTATCCCATAAAATTTAACCTGACAGGTCAGTGCTTCCATGCCGTCATCAACCGGAGTTGGCGCATCCTGTGCGCCGGTACGCAAATCCGTTTTAACAATAGCCAGAGACGGCGGCGTAAATTCATGCGCCCCCTGAATACGGATCCCCTGCCGGAAGAAGGTCCAGACGCGTAGTGTGTTTTTATCGCTCATGCTGCAAGCATCTCCTCAAGCGCATAGTTATTGTTCACCCGGACGCGCAGGCTGATAAGTTCAGTCGGCGATTTCGGACCAAAGTCATAGTTGATGTACAGGACACCCGACGCCATGGTTTCCGCGGTGTTCAGTTCTTCATCCAGCCAGGCCCGCCCACCGAATATGGCACCAAGACCGACCAGTTGCCGCATATAGGCATTGATGGTGCCGATAATGTCATCCGCATTTTCCCGGTCCAGTGGGCGGTCAACATACTCCAGCATGGTTTCCTGAATGCTGTCCTCAATAACATCAGCAGTACGGCGGACAGATTCAAAACGCCACTGAGGATTGGTTGCACACAGACGGTTCCCCCAGTGTTTAAAACCCGCCCGGCGGATAATGGTGGACACGTTCTGCATGTTGAGCAGGTTTGCATCGCAGTTCTCATCCCCGAGAATAAATTCATCGATCTGCTCAACACCGAGGATGTTGTTGATGTCCTGGTTCGACTTGCTCCACCACCAGCCTTTTTCAAAGTCGATGCGGGCGCGTAACCCGGCAGCAAACGCAGAGTAAGGCCGATAAACCAACTGGCCATCTGCATCGCTTGCCTGGACCCGCGGGCGCAACAGTTCAGTTCGTGCGCCATAGGACTGGCGACGCTGTACCACTTCCTGCAGCGTCGCACCGGAGGCGCAGTCAACATAGGCAACGGCGCGCAATTTCCCGGCCACGGTTTCCAGCCCCTTACCAACCGCATCGTCCTCACTGAATCCCGGCGCTATCACAATACGCGGCTGGTACGTGGTAACAGATTTCGCTGAAGACAGGGTGCCGATCCCCTTCAGTACTGCAGCGCGTCGTTTTGCCACATCGTTTTCATCTGCCACACGCACCACCACCGTCAGCGCATTACGCTGATCGTTAATGTCTGTCAGTGCCTGTTTCAGCGTACCTTTTTCACCCAGGCGGGATAACAGCGTGGTGCCGACGACCGCCACCGGCGTATTGAGTGGAAAGGGTTCATCTTCACCCCCCGCTAATTGCAGGCTGAAGGGCTGGACAATCCCGTCACCGCGCCCGCTTGCACTGACTTTTGCGCCATCAACACCACCGACGGCCTCAGCAACGTCTCCGGGTTTAGCCGTGATAACACCGTGTTCATCACAACCCAGCGTGATTTTCAGGGTCAGCGATTCAGGATCCCAGCTTGCTGACGTCACAACCGCAGCAGGATTTTCGGCTGCAGGCTGTCCTGCCAGCGCAGCGACATTGATGACATTGCCTTCCCGCCCCTTAATGGTTGCAGTGAAGTCGATAACGTTATCGAGAATGGGTGTACCGGATGATCCCGATGCGGCAGTTCCCCCCGACGCATCAGGTGCCGTTCCCACCAGGCCGATAATGGCGGTCTGAATCGTGGTAACCGCCACCGTACCCGAGGTGAGTTCAATAGTTTCAACGCCATGTAACTGAGACATGTTTTTTCTCCAGGCATAAAAAAACCTGCCGCAGCAGGTCACATTTTCTGATTAGGTTTATCGGTGAGCCCGCCGCTGTCGCCGCGGTGATCGTGGTTGTTAAAGACTTCACGTATCTTGCTCATGCTGCCAGATTTGTCCGTTATCTCCTTTGACGCCCCGATATTCCCTGCAACCGACGTGTCAGCATTAATCTGGGTTTTGCCCTGAACTGTCAGGGTATCGGTAATTTCAACCGGACCATCCAGCGTGCCTTTACCGACAATTTTGTAAGTTCCACCATCAGCCAGCGTAATCGTCAGGGCATGCGCGTTCCTGTCATAACGGATCTCGGTCCCGTCGCTGTAACGGGTAATGTGCTCGCTGTCACTTCCTTCCGGCACAGGCAGCTTTCCCGTGTTCCAGCCGGGAAACACCCGTCCGTTGTTGAGCTCTCCGGCTTCGGACAGGACCGTAACCGCATCCCCCACGGCATAAGGATTTGAATCCGCCCGGTTGGTTCCAGAAAACCCCTGGCACAACGGCAGCCAGGTCGTGATGATATCCCCCAAATCCACCCGGCATTTTGGGATGCGATCGTGCCTGACGGAATGGATAACGCCGCGCCGGACAAGGTTCGCCAGTCTGCGCTGCAGGTCGCCTGCGATATCACTCATCGGGCTGAGCCTCCCAGATAAGCTGATAGTCATCCACATGATTACGACCCGTATCAGGTGCAGCACCCAGCCAGGCCTGCTGCAGAGGCATGCCATTGTTTGCAAAGGGGTCAGTACCAAATGCAGCCGCCTGGGTAAATGAAATACGCCAGACCAGATAATCATCCATTCGCGGATCAAACTCATCACGTTCAGCCGTGGTGAAAACCGCAGGCTCAATATGGCCCATACCAAACTGCTGCCCGTTAATCCATTGGGTAATATCGGCCGCAGCGGTTCTGACAAAAATCTCAGGCTGACTCACACCCGATCCGGCAGCATCCACCACCACGAAGAGATCACAGGTTAAATTAACGCCCAGTTGCCCCTCATTACCTCCGCCCTGTTCCCAGCTGTTAATCGAGAAATACACCGCGGGCGTGGTCAGGCCCGAAAAGCGGGGAACATTTCGTTCCGGATACGCACCGGCATCACGCACCCATCCGATTTTTTTTAATGCGTCAGTCACGGCATCGTGATACCGCCCCAGCAACAGTGGCTCGGCCATCGTTCGTTACCTCAGACAGAAATACGGGCTTTTACGCGCCCGCGAATGTCGGTTTCAAAGTGATGCATAAAAATCTCCATCGCTTCCGCAAATGCGTTGTCCTCGATGTAGTTCAGCATCGGTTCGTAGATATCCATTTCTGCTTCGCGTGTCCGGCGGGTCAGGGGATCGCGAATAACCACCGTCCGGCGATTATCCCGTTTTGAACGGGACACCTCCCCGTTTTCAAACGACCGTTCGCTCAGCAGATTACCTTTTGGGGAAAATCCGGCGTTTTCTGCCTGGCGGCGCGCTTTAATAAAACGCCCCGTGTTGCGGTCACGCCGGGTATGGTGCGGTCGCAGCCGCCCGTTGATTCGTCCTTTAAGGTCTTTCACCTTAATGGCATTCAGCCCGAACCAGAGCCGGAAGTTATCCAGTTGCGATCCCCTGTCCAGACGAAAAGACAGCAGACGGCGCCGGACCATATCCATACTGCGTGGGGCCAGCCCTCCTTTCAGATCCGCCATCGCTTTCTTACGCAGCGTGGCGGCAGTACGCCTGAGTGCGCGCGAGTATGCTGCACGGAACTGTTTTTGCGTCGCACCGATACTGTCCGCAATTCGCCAGATAACATCCACATCAATATCGACGGGTAAATCCCGTCGCAGTCGAGACTCCCGCGCCATATCAGCTCCATTTATCGATCTGAGGCTGTGTTTTGCCGGGTTCCCCATATGCCAGCGTGACGCGGGTCCGCCCTTCTTCATCCGCGCCGATATGTGTCACCCGGTAAGGGATGGTGTTAATCACCACACCGTCATGTTTTTCGAGACCGGAAATATCCGCAGTCATTGCACTGAACGCCGGGGATTGGTTCTGAATTTCCCCGCCACCCAGTACACCCGACAGCGCATCCGGTGATTCAAAAATCACGGTCACCAGACGCGGGCCTTCACCCGTTTGCAGGCATGCAGGCACTTCTTCGGCAAACGCCCGGTTAATCCGGGCATCTGCTTTAGCCAAACGTTCCCGGAACCGGTTCATCAGAACCCCAGGCGGACGGCAACATCAGCATCATCCGCCTCAGCTGCTCCCCAGGCGGAACCGACAACCGGATTTGGCGTTGCATCATCGCCTTTTGCCACCGTCAGCTTGCCGCCAACCAGATACAGTTTCTGGCCTGCCGAAATTTCTTCTGCCGCTTTAGGCAGCACAAAAACACCGGCCATATGCAGTGTTCCCCACTCGCCAGCAGGAATATCGCTGTGTGCCACCCCGGCAATTCCGCCGACCGCCACCAGCGCACCGGATGAAACGGCATCAACACCCGCATTGTGATAATCCAGTGTGGTACCGTCCTGCTGATAGTTCTTCGCCATGTTTTTTCTCCATAAAAGGAAAAGGCGACCAGCGCCGCCTTCAGGGATAAAAAAACCGCCAGGCGGCGGTCATTATTTTTTGGTGACTTTAACCAGCCCGCGCCAGTCGAGCGGAGCCACCCCCGCATCAATGCGCACCTTGAATGCGGCGCCGTCCACAGTGAAGCCCTGCTGCTGTTCCAGATATGGCGTGTCGATACCGTCGAGATACGCCACTTCAATGGTGTCGCGCCCCTGCGCAGCGGTCAGGTAATAATCGGTCGGGCTGCTGTCATCCAGGCGGGCCTCAGAAGCCACGGTCACAAAGTTCTGGATCGGGTTAACGATCCCGCTGTTCGCGTCTGCACCCGGTACACTGGCGGATTTAATCAGCTGATTTGCCCGTGACTCAATTGCCACTGGCGTCAGCATGTAGGCCGGACGAATATTCAGACGGCGATCGCCGGATTTTTGCAGCAGCATTGCCTTACGCGCAGTATCCAGCCCTTCAATAGTCAGATCGGCTGTAACAAGGTTGCCGTGATCGGCGTGGAACAACGGCTTACCGTCCGACATTTTCGGGTTGCTGGTCAGTACCGCCCAGACCAGATCGCCGACAGTGGCTCGCGCAGCAAGCCCCATTGCCTGAGGGATACGCGTCAGCATATCCAGGTCGTCGTTGATAATAGTCTGGCGGTCAATGCTGAAAAGCTCACCATAGGTGGCCAGTGCAATAGGCTCACCACGATCTTTAATGGTGACATATTTATATTCCGCCCCGGCGCGAACCTTACGCAGCGATGCCAGTGATTCCAGGCCAACGCGGTGCGCGGTTTTGAAATCGGTCAGTGTGCCTTTACGGGTCCACTGTTCGAATGTTTCGCTGGCCTCATCCCAGCCAAGCAATGCCGCCTTATGCGCCACATCCATCAGGATATTGCCGAAATCGCTGCTGCTGTGGGTGAACGCCAGCCCAACCATCGCCTGTGCTGTACCGATACCAGAAATACCGATACCACGATCCACCAGCGAGGCGCGGGCCAGTTCGCGCAGGGTATACCCGTTGTAGGCGTTATCTTTTTCCGCCTGCGCATAGCCCGCACGGTTCATTACCGCCGCACGAATGGAATCACCAACAATGTTCCCGTTACCCGCATGGATGTGAACTGCACCCGGTCCGGCACTCGGGGTAGTCCCTGCCGCCAGCGCATTGAGCAATTTGGTGCGAGCCTGTTCCGCTGAGCAGGAAATATCCGTGATGCATTCTGCTTTCAGCGAGCCGAAAGCAGGAAACGCATCAAACACAGCGGAAACTGCGCTGACTCGTTCAGTATTCGCCGCCTGCATCTGCTGCTGGAGCTGGGCGGCCAGCGCGGTAATGTCGATATTTCCTGCCAGCGGTTGCTGGGTGGGTTGCTGTGCCGGTGGGTTATTTGCGGCCTGCGGCGCCGGGTTTTGTGCGGGCTGCGGCTGACTGACAGGAGCTTCGGCACGCGGCCCAAAAAGGTTGTTAATCTGTTCTGGCATATTCTGGTAATCCTTCAGTTTATTTTGATTCACACAGGCCGCGGCCTGCAGTTCTGGTTCAAGCGTGTCAGCGAAACCTTTTTCCACCGCCTCCGCGCCATTAAGCCAGGTTTCAGCTTTCAGCATCGCTTCCAGTTCTTCCTGCCCCAGCCCGGTCTTGTTCATGTAGGCACTGAGCATCAGCGCTTCATTACGATCAAGCCAGGCAGCGTAATCACGCATATCATCGGAATCCCCGGCGATCCCGCCCCACGGTTTGTGCACCATCAGCCAGGCGTTTTCCGGCATATGCACCGTGGCGCCAGGCAGACAGACAATCATTGAAGCCATACTTGCAGCCACGCCATCTACCCAGATATCCAGCTTCGCTTTCAGACGGGACAAGGTGTTAAAGATGGCAAATCCCTGCATCACATCGCCGCCCGGGCTATGGATATGCAGATCGACGGCGCTGGCCTCAAACACTCCGGCCTCTTTACAGTCGGAGACAAACTGCTGAGCGGTAATCCCCCAGCCGCCGATCACGTCATAGAGAAATATTTCCACGCGCCCTGCAGCCAGGGCGCGTATCTCATACCAGCACTGACCGTTTGCGGCATCGATACCAGCCACACTGGCACGGGGATTAATCATCGTCCCGCGACGGGGCGGGCTTATCATTTGCTGCATCAGGGAGCACTCCTTTATCGTTGGCGGCGTCTGAGTCAAACACCAGCCCGTTTTCTCGGTTGAATTGGGTTTCCCGGAGACGCTGACGTTTCACCTCCTGCGGATTCTTACCACGTGCGCGCGTCCATTCGGCTTCTGTGCCTGCCCCTCCACGGACAATTGCCTTCCAGGCAGCAGCCTCTTTTCCCGGATCAATCCATGGCATGACTGGCCCAAGATAGAGCGCGTTGTAAAGGGATTTTTTGTCGACATCTTTGGGGATGGTAACGCCGCTGAGCAACGTCATTGCCAGCCAGTTTCGGTATACAGGACGGCTTTGCTGCCCAACAAACCACTGCTGCAGAACGTTGTAACCTTCAAAACTCTCAACCAGCTCCTGCCGCTGTGAACTGTAGGTACCGTTGTAATCCCGCGCGATGCTGGAATAACTGCCACGTGTCCCCGCCGCCACAGCGCGCATCTGACCATTTCTGAACTCATACAGATGAACATTCGGGCGATTCGACTCCACCATGCCCAGATCCTCGCCTGGCTTTAGCTCGTCATAAATCATCCCCGGCGCAATATCGTAATGGCGCTGTCCCCCCGGTGTTGAAAACTCGGTTTCTGTATCAAGAGACTGAGCATCCCCACGTTTGATATAGAAACCCAGCGCCGCCGCAATACGTGCCGCCACGCGCTCACTCTCTTCATAATCCTTAATATCGGAGAGTCGGGTGATCACGCCATGGATGAGGCTAATCCCCCTTAACTGGTGAAGCCGTTTACGCATAGCCAGGTGCAGCATGCTGCCAGCCGAAACAGTTTTTAAATCAGCATTGAGTCCGGCAAAACTGGCAGGATGGTTCTTATAAACTCTGTAACCCGTCGGTCGGCCCCAGGCATTGACAATAATCCCCTGGCGGATCTGCTGCCCAGAGGTACTGTTCAGGTTAAACGGAACAAAATCCGCCTCCAGCAGTTCAAGAGAAAACGGTACCTGGGTTGAATGCTGCAACCCGGCTACATTTCCCCGTACCATCTGTGTAAACACCTCGCCATCACGCAGTGCTGAACGTAACAAAAGCCGCTCTGCTTCCGGACGGGTAAACATCCCGGTCACTTCCGGACGAACCGACCATTCCGCCCAGAGCGCGGATAACTGACCAGCAAACTCAGAGTGGAGATTACCTTCAAGATCCAGCGGCTGCGGTTCAACGTGGATCCCGTGAGCACCGATGACCCGATCCTCCATCTTGTCAAAAAGACCTATCACCAGATCATGGTTTTCATCCAGCCAGCGGGCCTGTTCTCGTAATGAAGTACCGGCTGCAAATACAGCGGTGTCCGCCGACCGGGATTCACGTTTCCCCTTATGCAGGCGAGTCGGATTTGCTGCCTCATAGGCTCTGAGTCTGAGTCGGTTTTGTGCGCGTGATGCCGCCCACCCGGGCGATATTGCGCCCAGTGCCTTTTCAAAAAATCCCATGATTTGCCTTACAGAAAGTTAGCGAGTTTGAACGAGCCGCTGCGGTTTGAGACAGCGCGCCAGCGCCTTTCCCAATATTCAAGCTCGTCACGCAGGGCTTTAGGGTCATGGTTGGTAATTGCCCGGCCATTAACCCCCGTGAATGACACGCTTTTACCGTCCAGAGAATCCCAGTAAGCCTGGCGTACAGCTACCAGCATCTGTTGAACTTCTGATTTCGTCACAGCCAGCCTCCGTTACCACTGACACCCAGCCAGCCACCAGATAACGGGCTGGACTGTTCAGATTCAGGAACAGGAGACGAACGTACAGGTACCGCTTTTTTCACAGCAATCTCCCTGGGGTGCTCCCCGTCAATGATGTTTGAATTACTCTCCTGAGCAGCAGCCCATACCGGGGGCTGTTCCCAGTCCCGGATTTTTTCATAACCACGCAGGACAGCGACGGCGTGGGCATAACAGAAAAGGTCAAAGGCTTCGTTATTACCTTTTCCGGGTTTGCGCCATTTTCCGTCCGTACCGCGTTCCTCGTAGGTCAGTTCTTCGTAGAACCACTCCCCCAGCCAGTCAGGAAAATGGATATACCCGGCACCGGGTGTTTCACGCTCAAGGTTGTTACTGAGCTGATCTTTCAGCAGGTCTGTCTGCAACAGATATACCGGAACCTCACCACGCGCATCCGCCCGGCGATCGCTTCGGCCTGTGTTGTCAGGGTGCGTTTTGGTAATGATTTTCTGGCGTCGGGTGCTGTCACCTTTTATCAGGTAAACCCGTTTACCCAGTCCGTCACGACGACACTGGCGCCAGAATTTATAGGCGTTATCCGTTACCCCATCTTCCCCGCCGCTGTCGACAGCCATTGCAAGAATGGGCATCCGTCGTGAAGGGTCTGACTGCAATGCATAGGTTTTTTCGAGGACATCCGTGATGAGCAGTTGCCAGTCTTCCGGATAGGATCCGGGATGCACCTGCTGTGCCTCACCATTTTCATCACAACGCAGGGACTGGCGGATGTTATAGCGGTCCACCAGCCAGCGTTCGCCGTTTTCACCGTACCCGATGATCTGGACGACAAAACGGCGCTTCTTCCCACCCTGCACATCCACCGACGCCAGAAGAAAACGGACTTTCGGCGGCACAAGTCGTTTGCCATAATTTTCTGCCCGCAGCATCAACACGTCAGCACGTCGCTGCTCACTGGCTGCACGGGGAAGATAAGGAAGCCCCCAGTCAGTATTAATTACGGTCTTGAGCGTTTCTTCGCTTCCGGTGGCCTCATAGTCCTGTTCCGCCGTCAGTAATTTGTAGACCAGTTGCGCCCATGTCTGGTATGCCGCCGCTGGTCCCTCCATCCAGAACGAGGCAATGCGCGAGCGTCGGGCTTCTTCGGTGATGTTGCCCTCACGGTCGATAGTTTGTCCCTCTCTCAACCAGACACCCTTTCCGTTCAGTTCCCGCTTCCTGTCGGCGGTAATCATGCCGCTACAATGCGGACAATCAATATGCGCCGCTTCACTGGCCTTTACCGGGTCAGACGTTTCCCGGTAGCCTGTCATCGCCTCCATGGCTGGTTGAAAGTATTCCCCGCAATGTGGACATGGCCAGTACCAGCGGCGACGATCGCCGCGGTTATATAAAGACAGGATCCCGGTCGTGGGAGGGGCTTCGTGAGGTGACTTTTTCCGCCACTTCGTATTGGTGATTTCCCTGCCCGGTGAACTCTCGACCAGCGTCATCCCCGCCGACATAAAGGTGGTGGTACGTTTTGAAGCAAGCGAAAATCCATCCCCTTCCCCGTCGATATCTTCCGGGAAGCGATCGTAATCCGTCAGCGCCACACACTTAAAATCTGAGGATGACATGATGTTGATAGACGGCCAGCCTATCTTCAGGTAGTTCCCGGCAAGGAAAGTCCGGTCATGCACGTTGTTGTCATTGCGTGAGGGACTCAGCCGGCATGCCACTTCCGGGCTGACACGAAATGTTCGGGCCAGACGTTTTTTGGAGTGTTCGCGCGCTTTCTCTTCCGTCATCTGAATGATGAGCATGTCAGACGGATCGCAGACAACGTTGTACACCACCCAGCCATCAATCAGACCAATGGTTTTACCCGTTCGGGCAGGGCCAACAAAAATGACAGCATCATATTCGCGTGATGCCAGGCAGTTCATCGGCTCCACAACATAAGGGGCAAGATTAGGATCCCACTCAACGGAGTTACCCACACCGACCGGAACACGCATATATTTATGTACGGCTTCGGCTACAGGCATTCGGCGCGGTGCTCTGATGATCCCGGCAGTGTTTTTTCTTAGCTCCGCCGCCGTGGCCTGTCGCATGGCTTACTCCTCTTCTGGCGAACTGTCCTCCTGTTCCGGTGTATCTGCCTGCTCAACCTTCAGGGCTATCTGATCTCGCAGGTCATCAATGACTTTTTGCACCCGAACGACAGCTGCAGGCGTCATCGCGCAATCACGTTCAAGAATATCCGGCAGCGTTTCCAGCACCTGAACGACGGCTTTTGCCATCGATGAAAATTCTCGGGTCACTGTCGATGCCGGGATTAACTCACCTGTTTCCTGCTGGAATTTAAGCCTCTCGCGTTCAGACTGAAACCATGCCTTACGATCCGGCGGTAACATCTTATCGATATCCACCAGCTCGGGTGCCGTGGTCCGGCCCAGCAGTTCCCGGAGAATATCGACAACAGAATAAAGCTTGAGACGAGAATTACTGCCCGGAGCAGGCTCAACGTTATTCAGCCTGCTGGAGATCGTCTGACGATGAAGATCGGTCACCGCTGCCAGCTGATTGATATTGAGGCGAAGGTTTTTCAGTTCGTTATCCATGATGATGAACAATATTTAACCATTTCGACATCGTGAATAATTTCACGACTGAAATATCAACAAGTTAAGGGAATGATGATGATGCCGATAAAATGCAAAAAACCAGCCGTTTTCCGCGTGTCCTCGCCCCCTCGGTGTTCAGAATCGCCAGGAGGACCCGTACAAATGATAATTAGTTTCAATTGCAGTAATAAATAACGAGCAACAAAAAACCGCCCTAAGGCGGTTACTTCGATTCAAAGACAAACCTTGTCGTCATCATTTCATCCAGATGTTGCATTAACGACGACTTGTATCCGTTACCTTTAATGTACCTTTCAAAATCACCCTCAAAAACTACCCAGTCTTTCGACAACTTTGTGTTATCAAATAAGTGCTCAGTTGCAAGCCATGAAGATCGGCAGCTATCAAAAATGCTTAGCAACTCGTCAAACCTACGCACGTTCTGCTCTCCAATTTCGATTTGCTGATTAATAAGGTCTACATCTTTAAATAACCATTTCGCAATAACTTGCTCACGCTCCTGTTCCAGTTCGTCTGGATCAATACTGAGTGGCATAAATAATAGGGCTGTTTTTAACTGCTTAATCGCATTTCTAAAGTCCAGTTTTACTTTAGTTTTCTCTTGATCACGCCATGTAGACAACGCTTTGTACGCAAAGCAGAGCGTTACAATAGTTGTCAGTACACTTACAGATGCCACAACCATTGACCAAAAGGCCCATTCAGCTGCGGCACGGTTAGCTACTAACGTTTGATAAGCAATGTAATTTGCGTCCATTTCCACCTCATATCATCAATGAGATAATTGTAACGAAAAGCATTATCGCAGGCACTCATTGAACGCATGCTGTAATGCCCATAGTGACAACAATAAAAAAACCGCCCGAAGGCGGTTTGGGTCAAAAACTTGCTATTTTTCCAGAGCAGATTGAATAGCATCTGCTAATTTTCCTATTCCATCAGCAGTTTTGGCTAAATCTTCGTTAACTCTCGATACAGTAGACTGATGATAGTTTCCGACACTTTGTTTTGCGATTTCCAAAGCTGCTTGTACAGCTAATAACCGCTTCCGCTTGTTAACAAAAGCTTCGCCGCTATCACCATCATTATTGAAATAACCATCCAACATTTCATACACTCCTATTAACCACACATTTAGTGGCATCTATTTAACTTGGGGCATACTTATAGTTTTCAAGTAAATAAGCATCATTCATACCCTTTGTTGTTTGCCTCCCTCACCGAGTCGTAAATGCGCTCACACGTCATCCCGGCACGGTAGCGTTCGTCAGCGATTTCAGCATATCGTTTAGCTTCTGCTGCAATATCTCCGAGCATGTTGGCGAGCATTCCTGCAGTGGTGTCGGTTGTTTTGCTTCTGATGGCAGCGGCAAGATCTGAGGTGTGCTTTGCGGCGTCCAGACGGGCGGCAAGCTTTGTTGCTTCGGTACGCAACTGGATAACAGTGGCAGACAGGCCAGCAACAGTGGCAGCAGATTTAGCAGCTTGTGCTTGTGCATCTTTTACAGCCTCATCACGGGCAATTATGCGCCCTTGTTCAATCATGCGGGCTGCGGTCTGTGCATTCGCTGTTTGCGATGATTCCGCGCTATCACGTTCCGCCCACTTCTTTTCCCAACCCCGGTTACTCCATACGTTTCCCGCGATGAATGCGACAGCCGCCAGCAGCGAAATGGCAATAAACCTAAAGCGCAGGCTCACTGGTCTATCCCCCAGCACGCCAGCGCGCTTTCCTGGTCTCGCCTTTCTACCTGCCCATAGCAGCCGTTTTTCTGGCCTTTGGTCAGACGACAGTCGCGGCCACCGTCTTTGATCCACCAGCGGATCGCTTCACAGGCGCCTTTACGGTCGTCAGCATTAATACGCTTATAGAATGTGGACGGGAAACATTTCCCGGGGCCGATGTTATATGGGCAGAAAGATGCGATCCCGGCTTTCTGTGCTTCGGTCAGTGGTACCTTGATATTTCGCTCAACCCATGCCAGTGCCTTGTCGCGTTCTATAGCGTTCACCTGAGCGCATTTCTCTGAAGACAGCTTCATGCCCTTAACTACTGGCGTACCATCAACCATCGTGGCGCCGCGGCAAATCGTCCAGAGCCCTCCGCCGTCGCGATATGCTGTCAGGCTGTTACCCTCTTTTTCATCCAGAAACTGATCGAGAATCACGGGCGCGGAAGCCCCCGCAAGAATCAAACCAACGACTGCTGCGCTCAGTTTATTCTTCAGCTTTGGTGGCATAGCCATTGCGCCGATCCTCCCGTTCTTTCCAGCGGAAATACCAGTTCACTGCACAAGTGATAACAGTGCATGCGATACCGACAATAATTGCCCAGTCGCTCAAGCTTAACCCTGCAATTCTGTCGGCCAACATCCAGGATACCTCTTTTGCTGTTTTAGCTGTTTCGGCGTATGCCTTCGCTGATACACCGCAGCCGGCAAGCGTGGTTCCTGATCCATATGAAAGTCTGCTGTAAATGGTGCTCATTCTGGTCATAGCCTCACCTCCGATTCTTCGGATGGCGCTGTGTGTGATGAAAGGGTCAGGCTTTACGGGCTGGATTTATCAACAAAGCACGTAGCGGATGATTCCCGTGAGCCTGAAATGAAAAAGGCCGCCAACGGCAGCCTCGAATGTAGTTTTATAAAAACTATCCTCTTACAAAGCTAAGAATAATAAAAAGAGTAACTAATTTGTATTTTTGAGATGTGACGGGCGTCAAGAAAAAATTTCTAGTTTGTATGTACCTGACTCTCATCGTTTATACATTACAACAACTTTTGCGTACGCGTTATTTTTTTTATACAATAAGAGAAAAAGGACTTCAAAATGATTTTAGTCATAACTTCAAGCTTCGATAAAACCATTGATTTCATTGAGGATAAACATGATTTTGATGGTTTTTTTAGATTTAATATTGATAAATTTTCAGAATATAAAGTTAGTTATGATTCAGTTGGTTTTGAAATAATCAACTCCGGAAACAAAAAGATAACAGAAAGTCATTGCCAATCCATTTATTATAGAAAACCCACTCCAGAGAAAATATCCGAAAGCATCATAAACCCTATATATCAATCACATATTTACCGTGAAGTTTTTACTTTTTGTGAGGGTATAAGTGAATCATTCCAAGGCACTTGCCTATCAAAACCATCACTTTTAAGAGTAGCAGATAACAAATTATATCAGTTAAAACTCGCAAAAGAGGTTGGTTTTAATATAATAGATCCATTAATTTCAAATGATATATCAAAAGTTATAAACAGCTTGAATAACCCCATTGTAAAACCATTATCATCAGGGTTGATTGAAGCAGGGAATACAAAAGAGTTTGTACAAACAAATATAGTTGATCTTTCAAAGAAAACAGAGAATTTAAAATACTCACCTTGTTATTTCCAAAACTATAAACCAAAAGATTATGAGGTCAGAATCACCATAATTAACGATAAAGTCCATGCTGTTAGAATTGATTCCAAGGACAAAATAGACTGGAGAAAAAAAGATAACCATGTTTCTTACACAAAAATATCCATTCCAGAAGAAATCGAGTTAAAATGCAGCAACTTAATGCTATTACTAAACTTAAATTTTGGTTGTTTTGATTTTATTGTAAATGATGGTGAGTGGTTTTTTTTAGAAATAAATGCAAATGGACAATGGGCTTGGTTAGATATTAAACTGGGACTCGGTATCTCATCCGATATTTTGGATTACCTAAAAAAATGAACAAATCAAATTTAATAAAATTATGGGATTCATTTTTAATATTAATGAATGTTTCACTAATATTTCATGCTTCAATGGACTCAAATTTTGATTCTATTGAAAAGGAATATAAAGCTAAACACGATATTCGCTTTAGCTTATTTTATTTACCTTTGGGAAGTGTGCGATTTTATTTTGTCACCTTTTTGAAAAAACAAAACAATACTCTCCACAGTTTCAAATTTTTTCATCTTATTACGTTTGAAGAAACACAAAACACACTGACTGTTGGTGAGATAGAAAACCGAACTGAGACCTACAGAAAAAATACACTCCTCGGTGCAACTGAAAATGAAAGAATGCAGCAAGAAGAGTATTTAAAACTTAAAATATCGGAGAATCAAATATTCTTATCAAATATATTCAATAAAGCGATGTATCATACAACCATTATAACTGCTTTTGCAGCAGTTCTGGGTTATACGTTTTCTAAATTCCTAGAAGCTAATATTGCCTCACCTCTTCACTACCTTATATGGTATTTAATACTTATAACACTATTCGAAGCGATAAATTTGATATGCTTTTTAAAAAAATCAGTCGAGATTAGAGGTACATATCGTTCAACATTTAAAGATCTTAGAGAGTCAAAGAAAAGTTACGCACTAACAAAATCCTTATATTTTGATTGGCAATCTACAAATCAAGATAGAGATTACTACGCTGGTCTAGCAAGAAACTCAGAACAAACATCTTTAAGAATAATCGTCCTAGGGTTAATTACTCTTTCATTAGTAATGTTATCTTCTTTAAGCAAAGATATATCATTACCTTACCAACAGGAAAAAACAATAATATCCACCACACCTCAAGGATTCTACACAATATGAAACCATATATAATGCAGTATAGTGAAACAATTATTATCAATGACCATGTAATGGATACTATTGACTCAACTAGAAAAACATTTTCTATTGAAAGTGATGATAATGACTATTTAGACACTAGTGTTTGGACTACGATTACAAAGGTCAACGAAGCAACAGATCAAGATTCGATTTTTTTAGTTTCTAATCCACCTCAAAAACAATCTAATTTTGATTACATTGCAACAAGCACTCTCTTAACAGAAAGGACTGAAAATAATGATGATGACTACATTTCATTATCTACTATTATTACTAACATTACAGAGTCGCAAGACGATGATTATAGTTACTCATAGTCAATAAAAATAAAGCCCTAAGGGGCTTTATTTTATTACGTACAGCATACCATCAAGAAATCCTAACGCTGTTTGCAATTCCTTCCTGACAGTTCCGTCTGAGCATTTTCTTTTTTTAGCGACAGTTCGTAATGATATACCAACTACAAAATGCGCAATTACAAGTTCAAACGCTTCTGGCCTATGCTTTCGTAATTTTGCCACGCATCCATCAATTAAAATACCGTCATCATCATTGCACTGAGCACGTGACTTTTTACCATGTGGAAGTAATCCTTTAAATCCTGCAGCTATAGGTTGCCAGTCTACACCGCTACTGTCAGCGGCAGCCCAAGCGCCCCAACGATCCATCACTTCATACATATCACGCATCAAACATCTCCTTACGCCAGAACGCCAAGCCCATAAGCCCGGTCCAGTACTCTGATAATCATTACCGGCTGAGGTACATGCTTTCGCTCAAACTTCACCGGGTCGTTATGTAGTTCTGTATGGCACCGACGACACAGGGGGATCGCGAAAATATCATGTGCCTTCGTTGCCATCCCTCCCTGCCCCCAGCCAATTAAATGGTGCGGGTCATCGGATGGTTTGCCACAGCATTCGCAGGGTTGTTTTTTAATCCATTCCAGATATCCGGGGGCCATCCAGCGGATCCGCTTTGGGCGTTTCATAAAGGTTTGCGGGGACTCTGGTTCGACCAGAACACCAACTATTGGCTTAACCGCAGGCATCTGCGCTGGTGGCAAGTTCACGGGTATTGTGCTGGCTTTGGCTGTAATGATGCTGGTGGCGGTTACACCCGGTTCGATATCGCATTCACGCATGACTGACTGATGTTCTTCCGAAGGAATACGAAGCGCCCGACTGGCTACTGATTCGGGAAGTGCGTCGGTAACTCCCATACGCACCGCCCACCAGCAAAGCTCCGCCAGCGACAGTTCTCTGGAAGGATCCTGGTTCAGCGCCACCATGATGCTGTTGATAATCCAGCTAATAACATTACGTCTCGCCAGCTCTGCAAGTTGCTCGCTGTAGTGGTCACGCAAATGGTTATCACAATGCCCACATAGAAGAACCGATCCGGGTTCATGACGCAGAGTGGTTAACTCGTGATAATGGTAATCGCTGTGTGGCCACTGGCAGCAGCTGCCGCCATAACGCAAAAGCCAGTAATCAAGTCCACTCAAACCACCAGCAGCCTTCATAACCTTTTCATCCAGGAAGAACGGCCACAGTGACTCGTCACTGGCAAGCGGCTGGCGAACGTCAGGAACACGGCCAGCAGGCAACCGTTCCATTCCTGCCGGCTGGCTTTCTACCAGCACACGTTCACAACTGAATAATGACATCAGCTCGCTGCCCGGCTTGAGCAGCACAATTCCAAGCTCACGCGCAACCACGGGTTTAAGCAACGCCCTCATCCTGCAATCTCCCTGATAATTATTTGCCCCTTCTCTCCCCATAATTTAGTGACGCGTGAATCCCAGATGTGAGCATCATCTTCGTAAATGGCATCCATCAGGGCTTTCATCATGTTGTCGAAATCAGGTTTAGCCTGGTGTGGTTTACCGTTGAACTCAGCCCGTTTCTTTTTGCTCCAGCTCGCTGGCATCGGAAGAATGAAGGTGACATGTGAACCGCTTTCCGCCAGCTCAACACCCCGCAGACGAACTTCATCACAGAAAGCCCGGTAACGCAGAACCTCAGGGCGCTTTTTCCATTTGTCAGCGCGCGTCATTCTTGGCTTGCCCATTGGGGTGATATCGTAGACTTTCACAATCACCTCCAGATCCGTTGTTGCCAGGTTCTGTCCTGACGAGGAGGCTTAGATACTTCCGGCAAGAACGCGCTGATCGTCCAGTGAATAAAGTCATTATCCAGACTACGCTCGGTCTTAATCTGCTTTGCGTGATAGCGGGCTTCCAGTTCGTCAGCCTGCTCAGTGGTGAGTTGGGTATGTTGAAACCAGCTTTTCTTCATAACGCACCTCTGGATGCGGTAAAAAGAAAATCGCTGGCGTTAGTTAACGTCAGTATGTGGGATTGCTTGAATTGATCTTGCGCCATGGGCTTTTCTCCTGTGGCGCAGCAGGTATAGGTTGTTCAGGCCTATGACGGGAGTGTAACAGAATTCTGAGTAACGCGATAACCAGCCCTTTCCAGCATCTGAGTAAACAACGTAGGTGTACCAATAATTTCATTATCCTGAAGAGGCATGAAAGACACCATGCTACCGCGACGATACATCAGGGCGCGCTCACACTCAGGAAATGATTGCAGCCTGGCAACGATGACTCCATCGTGACATCTGATGACTGCGTAGCCTTTTTTGGGCAATTCTACTTTTTCTTTCACTTAAACTCCCCCATGCAATCGGGATAAAGTAATACCCAAAAAACTAATAAAACCAGTCGTCAGCGCTTTCCCAGGTCTCCTGGAGGATTTCCTCCACCTTCGTTTTATCGCCCTTATCGCCACCAAAAACTGTCAAGCTATCACCGCCAGCCGTGCGGATAACTAGAGAACAATTTCCATATTGATTCTGAAGTCGCTTAAGCAGCTCTTTCTCAAGTGCGGGTATGGCTCCGCGCGGCAGGTCTTTTGATTTGTTGATCGTAAGTTCTACCTTCATAATTCCCTCCACATCAAAATACTGTACATTCATACAGTATACCTATTGAATCTCATATTCAAGTGGTTAATAGCACTTTTTGCCAAAGCCATGCCGTTGTATACACTGAGCTTTTCCTAGCATTAGGGATTCACTAAATCTGAGTGGCAACACTGTATAGATAAGAAAAAACCCGCCGGAGCGGGTTAAAGATCCAGAGATTAAATAGTTTAAAGGCTGTATTCAAAAACTAATTAACCATCAGGCGTAGGGCTAAATCATTCGGGTAGGGGTCAAAATAGTTCTGAGTAAGCAAATAGCGATCTGGATATTCAGCCAGATAGTGCTTTAGCAAAGTAAGTGGAGCGAGTATCGGCAAGAGTCCACTGCTATAGTTGAGAATAACGTCACGCAGTTCTCCGCGCTGACGTGTATTCAACTGGTTACGGAAGTATCCCTGGATGTGCATCAACACGTTGGTATGGTTTTTCCGTGAGGACGGCTTCTTGAGGATTGCCATTAACTTTTCTCGGTAAAGAACAAAAAATGCTTCCAAATCATTCCACTCATGCATCGAAGCAACAAAAGGCCCAATTTCACGATAGCCTGCTTGGTTATGAGCCAAAAGCTGGAGCTTATAGCGACTATGGAAACTAAGTATCCCATGACGCGTAAGGCCATTAGCCCTTAAGATGTTAAGTTCATTGAGAGCAAAGATGCGCTCGACAAAATTCTCCCTCAGTACCGGATCGTGCAAACGTCCATCTTCCTCAACCGGCAACCACGGATATGCTTCCATTAACGCACCAGTAAAAAGGCCCGTGCCTTCTTTCCGCCCACGATTTCCCATTTCGTCATACAACCTCACTCTCTCCATACCGCAACTCGGTGATTTGGCACAGACAATAAAGCCAGACAAGGTGCTAAGCCCTCGGATATATGGAGTTGTGAATTCAGTCATTTTGTCAGTTATATCCTCACCAGGCTCGTGACTAAAACGCATGCGAATATAACCTTCATTGGTTTGAACCAGGCGCAATGCTGGGCGGGGAACAGATAAACCAATGGACATCTCCGGACAGACAGGCTTGAAAGTTACCCACTGAGCCAGTTCATCCATCGCAAACCCCATTCGTTTATGGCCGCCGTCGAACCGCACAGCTGTTCCGGTCAAGCATCCGCTAATCCCGATAGCTGGTTGAGTGTTCATATCGATACCCTCGTTAATTCAATGCCCACTTCGCGAAAGGAAAATCGTGACTGTTCAAATGATAATACCTAATCTATTTATATCATTCTTATTACAGATAAGCATAACCATGAGGACATCGCCAGCGTAATGAAAAGGAATCAGATAGAGCCGTAAAGTTGAGGTTCCTTCACTCATCCTTAAATCTTACGCCTACCACTAGCAGACATGCTCAACGTCGAGTAGTGAAAGCCATGTTCCGCCGTTTTTCGGTTGTCATGCTGGCATCCTCCCCACGATATCTATAACCCGGCGCATAACTGCACTTCCCCGAAAATCTGCAGGTAACTCAATAACAGGTTTACTCGATCCGTATGAAAAACGCTGGAGATCGAAATCAATCACAGCCTTCCGATCCCTGAACAAACCAAGACGACCGTAACGAATGAGTTCGCCGCGTTCGGCTGCGACGCGGAAATACTTCTCAGCAGTCTGACGATGCAGCGACAACATCTGTGATGCCTCGCTAACGGTTAAGCGTCCACGGATTTTCACCTCTTCAATGATCACCCGAATAAGTGCCGCCTGCTCTTCTGGTGTATTTGGTCTTGGCATGCTGATCATCTCCGGGCCATACGTAGACATTCATTACGTTGCTGCGCTATACGTGACACTTCAGCTGAACTACGGGCAATGTCTAACATGTCGGTATATACCTTTGCCGCGCGCCGCCAGAGTCCCCGTGACTTAAGGTCTTTCGCCATTTTCTCCGCTAATTGCGTTTCAGCCGGATCGCTTTTCTCTTCCATGAAGGGCAGCTTTACGTCAGGTAATTCTGCATCCGGAGAGATGTTATAAACATACTGAGTTCCGTTGTGAGTGCGCAGGACTGTGCCGCTGACAGTCAGCGCGCGCAGAAACTTACCAGCGGTACCGGATGGAATATCCAGCGCTTCATACACATCACGTAATACGCAGTTCGGGGTATGGCGTACCACTATCGCTACCCGATCTTTCTGAGAGATTTCTATGGTCATTGGTCAATACTCGTTTTGGTTACTTCACGACCCGTAAGTGGGTCACATTTTTTCGATAACTTCCCCAGGCGAAATTTACCCAGATACCGTCATCCATGGTTAAGCGGTCCATGACCCGCTCACCCAGAACTTTTGATAATTCGTCATAATTCAGGTTTGTAAGTACCCCCACTGGTTTCATTGACGCCATACGGCGATCGATTATCTGATTAAGTAATACCCACTCATTGCGCGTATCACGTTGAACACCAACCTCATCAAGAACAAGCAAATCAACCTTGCACAAATCATCCAGCAAATCGGACTCAGACTGGCCCTCGTCATAGCACTTGCGGGTGCGAAGCATCAAATCAGGTATTGTCACGACCAGAACGGAATAATCGTGCTGAAGCAGGTAGTTCCCGATTGCCGCGGCAAGATGATTTTTCCCTGTTCCGCAACTGCCGCTGAATATAAAACTGGTAAAGCCATTCCCAAAGTTATGGGCGTAGCTCTTTGCCATCGTCAGCGCGTGTTTCTGCCCGTCGTTGCTCACCTGGTAATTTGCAAATGAGCACCCCCTGTGCAACTCGCAGATCCCTGAGCGCCCAAAAATCCTTTCTGAACGGTTACGCTGATTTTGTTTTTCCAGCTCAGCTGCGCGCTTTCGCCCTTCTTCCTGCTGCCAGGCCATTAACTCCTGACTGCTGGTAAATTTCGGCTGAACACCTGCAGGCATGAGATTACGCAGACGGCCAAGCAAATCATGCGTCGATTTCATCATTACCCCCTGAATCCCGGCGGGATCTGAGTGTCAGGTTGTGAAACGCCAAAGCCAGCCTGTCGACGTGTACCTGCCGATGGTGAGGAAGATTTGGCGCGTGATGTTTTCAGGCTGGAAGCAAAAGTCTGTTCCCACTGGATGTGATGTTTAACTTTCCCTTCGCATTTCCAGTAGTCCCGGAACTGCTGTAATTCGACGGCGGTATACCCTGGTAGATCCCCAAGATTTATTCCCCACTGCGCAGCCTGGCGTACAAAGTCATCACCAGGTGTCCAGTCATCTGTAATCGGAAATTTGCCTATGGGAGGTAAAAAGCCACCTGGCGCGTATAACTCTCTCTCTTGGTTTTCTTTTAGATCTGTATCTGTATCTGGATCTTTATTAGTTGGGTTTCCGTTGGCGTTCTGTTTCAACGGCAGCTCAACACCCGTTGAACACCCGTTGTTATTTTGTTGGTTATTCGCTCCTTTTTTAGCTTTTCTCGCCTGAGCGGATGCTTTTCAGCTGCTGACTTTTGGCTGATTGAGTTTTTAACCGCCTCCAGATCACGCTCTATACGCTCCTGTACCCATTCGGTACCGTTATCGTTAAAAAACTCTTTCAACGAAGGTTCAACGGCATCCCAACGGTCGTTACTCAGCCGTGCAATTTTCGATAGTCGGTTTTTGGGGATTGGGCGACCTGTTTGCCAATAATTGAACATCAGTAGCAGGTATGCGCCATGCTCTTCTGTAGACAGATGCATGGTGTCCGCCAGGTAATCAGCAATGTAAAGTTGCATGTAAGGCAGAGCTGCCATGGTTACTCCCTTGTCCGGTTTCCCGGCGCGTAATGGTTATTGCTCAAAACTCGATTAAAACAATTGCGGCGCTACGGCGCTTAAACTCGCCAGTAGTGGTCCCGCCGCATCAGCTGGTAACATGTTGAACAAAGCGATTGCTGCTTCACGAATTTCCTTCTCCAGTTTCTGTAACGGAGCGCCGATTAATTTCGCCTGATGTGCCTCACTGCATTCTTTGATAGCGTTGGCCACCAGCTCCGCTTCTGTGCTCGCATTACTTAACCCGTGCTTCCTGGCAATCTGAACTGGCATAGCAGCAATGATTGAACCTGACAGCTGCATAACGTAAGCCGTATACTTTTCTGACCCTCCTTCGTTTTTCAGATATCGGAATAAATTCTGTTTATTAACAGCAATTCCGCGACCATCTGCTTTGGCCCACTCTTCAGCAACCAGCTGAGCGATCCGCTCCTGTGCCTGTCCTGGTAATGTCGATTCCCATTCACGAACAGCTGCCAATATGACGCGGTGCTGAATGCTGTCGCGGCGCTGGGGTTTAAAATGATTTTGCGTTTTCAACGGAACAGCTAAGCGTTGGCTATGATGTTGATATGTTACTGATTGCATGATTAAGCCTCCTTTTGAGGTAAACCATCAGTGGGATTTGGATAAAGGTCCGGTCGCAACTCGTGTGGTGTAATTTGCCAATTGAGAGCTTTGGATACGCGAACAACAAGCTCGCCGGGTACCTTTTTCTTGAACCATCCATTAACTGTTTGAGCTCGCCGATTTAGACGGCGCCCCAGTTCTGCCTGACTGCATATGGCTAACATTTTCTTTTGTGTTGTGAGCTTCATTGATTTATCTCGAGTAGTGAACGTGAAACGAGTAAATCAAATTATTTCGATATCGTCAAATTATATCGATAGGTTGAGCTACAGATAAAATCTGTATAATCGGATGTATGTTTTTGAGCGGGCTAGGAATATGAACTTCGGAAAGCGATTACAAAAAGCCATCCATGATCTTGGAATATCTCAATCGGAACTTGCACGCAGACTGGGAGTAAAAGCCCAGTCAGTAAATGGCTGGTGTAACTCTAATATACTTCCAAGAGCTGACATTCTAGATAGGCTACAGTCCGCTACAGGCTATCCACTCTATTGGTTTTTTCTTGAAGAAACTGAAGCTGACACTATTCCTGCCATAACATCAGAAAAAAAACGTCAACCTCAGTCGGCCCAGGAACAAAAGCTATTGGAGCAATTTGAGCTTTTGCCCACTGACGATGAGAGAGAAAAGATAGTTAAGTTGATCGAACTGCGACTGCAAGAGCTTGATGATGTAGCTACTGCTTACCTAAAAAAACGAAAGATAATCCCCAGTAACGAGTAGCCCCTCCACTCCTGTACCCTTCATAAAGCACGCGAAATCAATCCGATAAACTGATCGGTGAGTTGTTCACACGCATTGATATCGATTTAATTTGACATATATCGATTCAATCGATAATACTATTCCCAACACAAAGACAGTCATCGAGGCAGGACGCCCACGAAGTAGCTGCCGGCGGCATACGAATCACCGGATGAGATGACAAGTATTAACACGCAGCAGGTTCAACGTTCCGCCAGCCTGGCGACAAGGGCAACGCAAGAGGATAAATCCATGATCGATTTCGCACGTAAACCAGTGCGGTGTCAGGCCGTACATCTAAATCGCATTGAAGTAATCATTCGACTGATTTGCTACATGCTCGCCCAGAAGGGCGACCCGTCTGCCGACCAACAGACTGCAGTTCGTTCATAACGAGTTTGACCAATGGCTGTTGCCAGCCTCATGCCCGGTGCACAGGGCATTGTGATGGTAATACCACCATCGTAACCAAACAGGAGACGAAGACCTGTTCTGGTTAAATTGGAAAAGTGTTCTTTGCCCGTCCCGTGGCGGGCTTTTTTCCGGAGGTTTTTATGTCAGCTAACGATCTGGCATTGCGCTTCAGCAGCGCACCAGCCGAGGCATTAATCGGGGTTTTGCCTGTTCTGGAAGTAAAAGAAGCATTACGTGAAGAAGTTGAAAGTGATGTGATGGATGAAGTCTGGACTGAGCACAACTTTGAAATGGAAGCGATGGGTGAACAAGTTGATGAAACAGCCAGGCTCGCTCGTAAGTTTGAATGTGCGGCTGAAGCTCTTGGAACGGCGATCAAACTTGCTCTGACTCTCCCACATAATGAGGCAATGCAGGTTCTGAATGACGCCTTAAACGATAACCCAGGATACGGTCGCGAACCGGCAAAGGATGCATGATGGAGTTTGGAATGAAACGTGTGGTGGCTTCAGTTCAGGCCGTTGCCATCCTCAACAGGATTTACAACGGCAGTCCGGTTTCCATCGCATCAATCAGCAAGGAATCAAAGCTGTCTGTGTCTTACCTCGAGCAGATTTTCTCGAAGCTGCGCAGCAGTGAAATTGTTACCAGTCAGCGTGGCGCCGGTGGCGGGTACCATCTTAGCAAAGCAAACCCCAGCGTGGCTGACGTTGTTCGCGCCGTTACTCACACGCCTGATTCATTTGAACCCGTGCTGAATGCTCTGGAGTGGGTCCCCGTCGCACAGCTGGCGCAGGGAAAATCCCCTACCCCATAAAGCACAAAACCCGCGCAAGGCGGGTTAAGTACCCGGTCAGCCGACCAAAGCTTTCCGGAACGAGTTTTGACCAATAACCACTACCTTAGGCGGCGATCATCAGCTGCCGGGTATCTTACAATCCTATGGAGCCCGAACGCAATGTTAACGTATGCGTATCTTATTAAAGCCAAAGCGAAAGCAACTGAGGCAAAAAACCTGTTTTGCTGGTTCTCTGCGAAATCAGATTCCCGTGCAGAACGCGAAATCCTCAATATTCTCGAAGATAACGATATTGCCGTCGGTCGTGGCGCCGACTATCAATTACCTGTCCGCACCAACTGGTTTGTTGTTGACGATCTTCCTGAGGAAAGCACACTTGATGACACATGGTGCGATCGTTACGAACTGGCAGAAGACCAGCAAACGTGGCAACTGAAACAGAAGCCGGATAATGAAAATCTGGAGGCTTCCAGCCAGCAAAAACCTGAAACCTCCAGTGCCAATGTACCCACCAGCGATGCGCCAGCATTGCTCCGCCCCATATCTCGCCTGCGCCTGTCTCAGCGGCTGATTGCGCACCTGTTAAATGACGGTGAAGAGAAGGAAATCAGTGAAGCGCGGCACGTCCAGATCGGGCAAATGGAACTGGACGAAAATGATCTCTATATACAAAACCTGTTACTGGCCGTTGCAAATGTGCCAGCGGCGAAAGAGCTTTCTGCTCATGTCGAGTGGAACCTGGCAAACGCAATAAAAGAAGTCTTCGACCGTGAGCAGGTCTATACCATTGCTTCATTTGAGGAATTTATTACCGAATGGATTGCGGAACCGAAAGCGCGGACTCAAACCGTGCAGGAGTGGGTTAACGATAAGAAAGCACGAATTGTGGGTGATGAGCCCACCGTTCCACCTGTAACGCCAGAACTCATTACCGTTGCGACTCTCCCGCTACGCCAGCGCCTTTTGGCTCAGTTTGTTTCTGATGAATATGCTTACCATATTGATACTGAACAGAAGAAAACCATTCAGGAACTTGAGCTGGATGTGGATAACAGCTACGTGCAAAATCTGCTGCTTGCCGCCGAGAATGTAGAACCATTCAGGAAAGCGCCAGAGATCGATATCTGGAAGATTGTCAGCGCGCTGAAAACCGTTTTTCCGGTTGATGGAAAACGAGTGGATTTGTCTACCGTAATTCAGTTCTTTAAGGCCTGGTTCAGTACTGAACACATTGACCGCGGGTTACTGGTTAAAGAGTGGTGTAAGGGCAATCGTGTCACGCAGATTCAGCGCTCTGATTCCGGAACGAACGCTGGTGGTGGCAATAAGACCGATCGTAACCCGGCACTTGTCCACACACTGGAAACTCTGGACATTGATATTGCGCTGGCCACGCTTCCAATGGATTTCAACATCTACGATATACCGGGTGGCGTTTTCCGTCGAGCAAAAGAGATCATTGCTAAAAACGAAAGCCCGTTCAAAGAGTGGTCCGTCGCCCTGCGCAAACGTGCTGGCATCATGGATTATTCCCGTGCTGCTATTTTCGCGCTTATTCGCAGTGCAGAAGAAAACGCTCACCATTTCCCAGAGCTGCTGAGTCGTTACATCAATAAGAACCTGACGGAAACCGACCACCAGCACCCAACTGAAGAAACCCTGGCGGCAGCCGGTCACGTGCCAGAAAAAAGCTGGGAAAACGAGATTAACGAGAAAGTCACAGCTGAACAGAAGGCAGGAGTTGAACAACCAGAAATCGCCAACATGGGCAACGGCGTGTTCTCCATCGATGGCCTGATGGGGAACCAGCAAGCGCCAGCGCTTTCTGTCGTAGACCAGGTACGCCAGCGCGCCGTCGAGGATAAGTTACATCATACCCATACAGAGGAAGCCACCAGCGATGTGCAGATGGAAGAAACTGACAACAACGAAATCAAAGAAGTGTCTCAGAGCGAAACAGCAGTTTTGCCAGTTAAAAGCACTGATGCAACTGGTGACGCGTCAGCTTCCCTGAATAATGAACCCGTTCACCATATTGAAACGGATCCCCTGGACGCTTTCTATACTCACCTGATGGTTGATATGGAAACCATGGGTAACGGTCCTGATGCCCCAATAGTCTCTATCGGCGCTGTATTTTTTGATCCTTCAACTGGTAACACTGGCGCCGAATTTTACCAGGTTGTCAGTCTGGAGTCATCGATGTCGTTTGGCATGAAACCAGATGCGTCGACAATTCAGTGGTGGTTAAAACAATCATCTGAAGCCCGCTCTGCCATTCTTGTTGATGAAACTATGGGGCTGCGTGAATCCCTTGAACTTCTGGCTGACTTTATTGCTGAAAATGCTGCTAACGGTAGCCACACAGTTCAGTTATGGGGTAATGGATGTTCGTTTGATAACGTCATTCTTCGCCGCGCATACGCGTTAACAGATACCCCCTTCGCTGTTCCGTTCAGGAATGACAGGGACGTAAGGACCATGGTCGAACTGGGTAAATCTGTCGGTATCAATTCATGCTTCGACATCCCGTTTGAAGGTGATATGCACAATGCACTTTCTGACACCCGGCATCAGGTCAAATACGTTTCTGCAATCTGGCAACGTCTGACCGCAAACTGATTTTCTAATTTCACAATTTATGGATCCTGCCTGGTATGTTTTTACAGGCAGGCCATCAGAGAGATGAGCTATGCACGAACTTACACTGTCTCCTCAGGAAATTGCAGAAATTACTGGCTATCAGCGCTACACCCACCAGCAGCGACAGCTGCGGTGTCACGGCATACCGTTCACCACTGATGGGCGGAACCGCCCAATTGTATTGCGCAGAAGTATTGATCCCGGAGTTTCTGAATTACCTAAGGTCGATGAATATGTTGCACTTGAGCCAAATTACGACGCAATTAATGGGCAGACCAAGAAAAGATCCTAAAGACAAACACCTCCCGCCACGCGTAACTAAAAACCGTTATAGCTATGTGTGGAAGCCAAAAGGAACAAAACAAAGCGTAACTCTTGCACCTATTACCGGGACGAGTATGTCCCGGCTATGGGCGCGTTATGAGGAAGAAAAAGCCAAGCGTTCAGACGTAATGACATTTTCTAAATTATGGAAGTTATTCACCAGTAGCCCAGCTTTTGCTGAACTGGCTCCGCGGACACAGACTGATTACAGGTCATATGAAAAAAAACTGGTCCCAGTGTTCGGGAATATGCGAGCAGATGACATAAAAATTGAGATGGTCAGGATCTATATGGATAAACGTGGCCAACGCAGTATTAACCAGGCAAACCAGGAACTCGGCGGGATGTCGCGTGTTTTCTCATGGGGATATGAACGAGGGTACGTGAAAGGAAATCCGTGCAAAGGAGTACGCAAGTTCTCTTTAAAAGCCCGTGACGTGTACGTGACAGACGAAGAATATCAGGCAATTTATGAAGAGGCGGCACCAGCTCTCCGGGTTGGCATGGAGATATCTTACTTATGTGCAGCTCGCGTTTCCGATGTTCTTTCTCTCAAATGGTCGCAAGTAAGCGAGGAAGGCATTTTTATCCAGCAGGGAAAGACCGGGACTAAACAAATAAAAGTCTGGACTGAACGGCTTCATAACGCCATCGAACTTGCAAAAACTCTGGGTGGGCGGGAAACGGTTATCTGTAGCAGCAAAAAAACTAAATACTCGAAAAGTGGGTTTAACGATCTGTGGGAAACAGCAAGGGAAGCAGCAGGAAGAAAACTTGATAGAAAACTGCCGTGTACTTTTCATGATCTCAAAGCCAAGGGGATATCAGATTACGAAGGCTCGAGTAAGGACAAACAACTATTCTCAGGTCACAAAACTGAAAGCCAGGTTGTGGTTTATGACAGAAAAGTGAAAGTCACACCAACTCTTGATTTACCTGCAATAAAAAACCCGCCTGAGCGGGTTAAATTGGACTAAAGATCACGCAGCTTTCTTTTCAGAACAGTTGCATAGAGGAATAGGAAAAGGTTTTCCTTTTTTTGCGTGCCGAACAACTCCATCTACACATACGGTGTAGCGGAAGATGACTTCGCAAGTATTCCCGCATTTAGTACAGGTCGTAGTAGCCATTAGCTATCTTTCCCTGCAGACCTGTAAACCCATACAGGTTGCGTATTGTCAGGAGAGCAGCTAAACTCCGTTTGTCAACATAAGTGTAGCGGCTGGGTTACCTCCATACACACCGGAAAGTTTCTCAGACTTTCCGCCCCCTAAGCCCTGTTCTCAGCAGGGCTTAATCTTTATTCTTCTACAGCAACCAATGGAACTGACCATGGAAGCTTGATGGTTCGCATTGGAGTACGTTCTAATATTGACTCAAATGCCAGCTTCAGTGTGATGGACGTGAAATTTTCGAAGAACCATAAGTTTGACTCATAAAATTCTTCCTCAATTGGCTTATCCCCGTCAATATCATAGAAAACGTCAATTTTCAGATTAACTTCGAAAGCCAAACCTTCTTCGTCAGGTTCGTCCGGATCGATTAATGCATCATCGTCATATCCCTTGATCGAGGCTTCTATTGCCAGTTGTGCCCAGCATTTTTTTTGTTCCTCGTCATATCCAGAAGCAAACTCACTGTCGCTGACAAGCAGTTTAAAGCGCCCACCTTCACTATCCTTGTGCTCAATAAATTGAGACGCAGAGATTGTAAAACCCTGGTATTTGATTTTTTCCAACATCAGTGGCGAGTCCCTTTTTCAATATCTCCTCTCCACTTGGTTTCACGCTCTGACCTTGAGACGTATTCATGAGTGAAAACTTCTGTTCTTTCGCGTTTTTCGAAGTGGAAATGGAATTCTTTTTTACCAGCGACTTTCTCTTCGATCGCCGTTTTTACATAATCATTAAGGCTCTTACCTTCAGCACAAGCTGCTAAATAGACCTTTTTATGGAGTTCTGAGCCGATACGGACATTAAAAGTACCGCTCATTGGTTTTTCTGGCTCTTTGTTCAAGGCCTTGCATGTATCCAAATAATCATCAACAGCTTCTTCAAAAGCAAGTTGTAGGCCATCTAGATTCTCAGCTTCGTAAGTAACAAGGTCATTGACGCATTGAATTTTTCCATGAAGAACTCTATCTTCTAAAGAAAACTCAACACTTCCAAAATAACCTTTATATTTCAGCATATTACTCATAATTATCTAGCTCATCTAAAAGAGTTTTTACTTCCTTGAGTATGTACCCTTTCACTATATTGCCGGGGTGTGGGCAATGAAATGACACTAACCTACCGTGATCATTAGCAAACTTTCTCTTTGAACCAGAACCGTTTAAAACTTTAAAACCATACTGACCAAGAAGTGTAACAAGCTCTTCCCAGGTAAAATCCTTTGGCAGCGCTCCAAGCCGCTCCCTTAGTTTCTTGCTTTTACTCAT